CAGCAGCTCCTTTCGTTACTACGTTTTCCATTTCTTGTAAATTGCTACCAACGGACATTTGATTATTAGATTTTGTATTAATCTATATTTATTTATAAATTAAAGATTTGATAAGAAATCATTCCATAACTGGAGTTTGTGTTCTTCAAGTCTGTTTTGATCGACGAGAGTATTAATTCTCTTCTGTGTCTTTTCTGCGAGTTGTTCACGGAGAATTCCACCGTCCCATACCCACTCTTTTCCTTCCATAATTCCTGATACAAAAGCATCAGGTGCCGAAGGATCGGCAACGATATCAGCAGCAGTTGCTAACATGAAATCTTCACCAACAACTTTATGACCTTCATTTGTAGTTCTTAATGAACCAACACCACGGGAAGAAACACCAAGCATGACACCTTCACCAATAAGAGATTTTGCAATCTTACCCATTGGGGTGTCAAGGATTTGTGCTTTGCCTCTAAAGTTTGATCCCTCTTTTGTAAGAGAAACAATCTTATGAGAAACACGATCTAGGTTTACGGTAGGTCCATCAGGATGACCAAGTTCACCTAAAGCACGTCCTTTCGAAACAAAAGATTCATTGTATCTACCAACCTCTTTCTCAAGAGTGCTCATAGGATACATTCTGCCATTACGGTTTTTGATGTCTCCTTGAAGAAAAACTCCTTCAATATACATCTTCTTGGCAGAACCTTTGCCTTCGACTACAAATTCTACTTTTGAAATTTCTTCTGTGATGAGTTTCATTGTTTATCCTGTAAATCCTACTTTAAATCCCTTTACATTTGCAGAAGATGCGGAAATAATATCCTGAGCACCTTTTTCAAAAAATTCAACTCTATCGTCAGGTAGAGTTACAGTGGCAGTACTTGCATAACCAGTTGTAGTGCTTTTTGCAACACTAACAGTGGCATCAGCACCAGAGAGATTAATAACTCTAACGACAGTTGCATTGTCAACAGTAGTTGCTGAATTGAGTGCAACCTCAGATCCAGATCCAACTAATAAAGTTCTAGCCATCTTGCTCCTCTTCTGTATCTAAATTGGAATCATCAAACATGGATGCACCAACTGTTGGACGAATAGTATTAATGCGTTCTGATGCTTTCGCATACAAAACATCTTTAATTTTGTCACTAATATCGGATGCAGACGAATCTGACCCGATCAAATTTACAATTTCTTCCATGAAAATTTATAATAACTATATTTTCTATTTATATCTCAGCAGCTTTGCCGTCTGCATCAGTTATTCCACCATCAACTTCTGGTTCCATCGGAACATCACCTATCATTCCTTGCTCACCTTCTTGCGGTAAAGGTTCTCCTGTAATGGGATCTACTGCATTTGGATCTGGAATAACTCCATCTTTAATTTCTTTCTCAATCTGTTCATCCATTTCAATCTGTTCAGAATCAGTTTGACGAAGAACTTTACTACGAACCCATTGAGTTGAATAATACTTACCAATGTAAGGTTCGATTGTTGCGAGAACACCAAGTCTCTCATTCAACATTTCAGTTTCTTTGAGTTCTGCAAATTGATTGTCATATAGGAAATCATATTGAATATGATCATTAATCCTATCCCAATCTTCAGGAGTAACAATATTTTTAAGAATCAATTGAGTCTTCAGCATATCACTGAATAACTGTGCGAATCTTTTCCTTAAACGTCCAACAAACTTGGCAAATTTAAGTTCATCTCTTAAAATTTCAGAAGAACGACCAAGATTGAAACCACCATCAGCAGCAATTCTTGATTCGGGAACTCCGAGTGATCTATACAGTTTCTTTTGGAAATATTCAATATCAGAAAGTTCTCCAAGATTCTGTCCACCTGGAAGAGTTGTGATTTCAGTTCCACGACCACCTTCTCTTCTAGGAAGCCAGAAGTCTTCCATCATAGACATGAACTTGCGGTCATCTCTAACTTCACCAGTGTTTGCATCATACACAAGTTTGTTACGATAACGCATCATAACATCACGAAGATATTGCTCTGCCTTTACTTTGGGAAGATTGCCAACATCAATATAGAAAATTCTACGTTCTGGTGCTCTTGATAATCTGTAAATTACTAAAGAATCCTCAATCATTCTGAGTTGATTGAGAGACTTGATTGCTTTATGAAGATAAGAAAGGACATTTCCTTTATTTCTATCTACAAGACCAGAAGTGCAATAAGTAATCGCATCTTTTGCAATTTTAGTACCCTTTGATCCGCCACCACCTGCTAAGCTATTAGTTGGATATGCAGGTTTTGGAGTATAGAGAAAATATTCTTCAATTTCTGGAGCAATACCATTTTTTGCTTCATCACGACCGGGAATATTTGGTCCAATAAGATTTCTATCTTTTTTCTTTTCTTGGCGGATAAACCGCATTTTCATTGGATCAATATATCTCAGTTCTTTAATTCCTTCTTGAGGATTTTTAAAATCAATTACTTTGTGATAATATAACCTACCATCAATATACCAATTTCTAAAAATTTCGTGAGACTTTTTATCAAAGTCTAAGAGTTCTTTGATATACTTAAATTCTTCTCTAATTGCCTTCTTTAACTTATCTGTTGCATTTAAGTTGGAAAGTTCAATTTCGATAGGAGAATCGTAAAGGTCACTAACAAGTGCCTCATTAACAACATCTTCTATCGCACCATCTGCTTCTGGATGGAGAGACATCTCTCTGTATCTTTTGATTAAATCAAATTCTGTTCTATATTGTCCTTCAATATCTACATACGAACCATAAAATCCACTGCTAATATAGTTATCAACCCCGTCCTCGTTATTTTCGGGGACGGGGGAAACTATAGTCTTGGATTTTTTTTCTGTATCCTCAATAGAAAAACCAAAAAGTTTTGCCATAGTATAAACTGACTAGACTGTTATTTTACTATTTAGCTAATGTCTTCACCACCAGATTGAGCACTGGTTCCTTTAAATGCTTCCCAGTAATGAACTTGCATCTCTACAGTAAACTCCTGAATTGTATCAGTAGTTTCATAGTTCAGATCAATAGTGGAAATATTAGTTGGGAAAATATCCCAGAACTTATAAGATCTAAGAACTGAACCATCACGATCAAACTGTTTTACAATAGCATCCTTCTGATAATCGAATGGATTTGTAAGTCCTGTTCCATCAGTCATTTTGTTAATTGAATTCATCCATTTTTCCATTGCGGAACGAATAGAGAAATCAACATCATTAATGACAGTAATAGTCCATGTTTCAAAAGTTCTATCTCCAGCAACTTTCAGAATACGACCTCTGAAAGGAATATCGATGTTAGCAATCGTAGAGGCAGGCAGTGCCGCTGCCTTTACGAGAAATCTTGATTTCTGAAGAACATCATTATCAATAGAAACTGCATCCGGAAATGCTAATTCAACTTCAAATAGATTGGGTCTTGCACCACCACCAGTTAATTTACTTTTAAAATCACTGATTGTTCTTACTGGTGAGGTATTACGTTGTTGGCGACTAGGCATTTTTCTTTAAACCTCTAAATTAAACGTTACCGATTACTTCTTCAAATGAAACACCAGTTCTGGTGGCAACAAATGTAAGACCAATGAAGTTGATTGATCTTGCAGGTTTGATGAAGATTTCTGCCACAAACTCATTATTATCTATAACTGCGGCAGTATTGTTTGTTTCGTCGCAGATGACGACATAATCTTGAATACCTCGTTTTGCCTGAACATCACGGAGGAATGGTTCAACAATATTTACAAAATTAGTTCTTGTAATCTCATCATTGAACTCAAAAAGTTGATCTCTTGCGGCAGCAGAGATTGAATCTTCAAGGAAGATAAACAATCTACGAACGTTAATACGATCAAATGCCGATGCCTTAGCAAGTCCAGTCTTATCACCGAAGAGTGTAATACCACCACCAGGTGAAACAATAACTGGATTAATTCTTGCGGAATATAATCTATCTCTTTGCGTTTGAGAAGGATTGTAAGTTAGTTTTACTGCATTAAGAATTGCACCTCTCGTAGTTCCGGCAGGTGAGAACCATGGGAAGTTATCAATGTCATTGCGAGCACAAAGACCAGCAATGTCTCCATTTAATGGAACATAACGGAATGTGTTTGCAAATCTATCATACATGTACTTATATCCACTATCAAAGATCGCATAAGAAGATGAAGTCACTGGTGAGAAGAACTCTAGTACATTTTCGGTAATAGTTTCATCATTATTAACTGTTACAGATCCTGCTACAGTGTCAGTGAGGAATGCCTTTCTGTATGGTGAAATGAATGCTAGTGCATCCTTTCTCGTGTCAGCAACTGCAATTAATTTATTTGCAAGTGCCTGTGCGGTCTCTTTTGAATAATCGGCAGATCCCATTAAAAGGAAATCTACTTTGAAATTATCTGCATTTTCAAATAAACTATATCCTGTTACCAATTTGCTAAGATCAACCGCAAGTGCATTATCACCGGTAATGTCTGCATTACCATCATAATTTTTACCACCTCCCATAACTCCATTGAATTTACCAATGGATTTGAAAATGGTCCCTTCTGCTGTTTTATCCCAAGACCCTCCAGCTGGACTAAATCCACCAACATCAAATCCAACATTGATAGTTCCAGATGGTTCATCACCACCAAAAACAAATGCTGAATTTGTTTTCAGATAAGATCTCCAATAAGAAGGTGATCCTGCAGAGAATTCTGAATCTGTTGCTTTAGAAAGACCAAGATGTTTTTCAAGAATTGTTCCAGCATTTCCAGTGACTTTACCAGCACCATCAATAACTACAACATGAACTTCATCAAATCTTGCTCCCCTATCAGCAGCATATTGTGAAGTTCCTGGTCTATCTGCTATAGTATTCCAAGGTTGAGTTGTAGTAATTGTTGATCCACCAACGGTTGAAGTGGAAATTGCTACTGTTTGTTGTGAGAACCAATCTTGTCTTCCAGTATATGGAACAGTTGCGGCCGCTGTACTGATTCCAGAAGTATGAATTGCAACAGCACCACCAGAATCAAAAGAAATAGGTCCATTTTCTTGATAGTCTACAGGAGTTTCTGTTTCTCCAACAACTTTCGAAATAACTTTAACACTAACTTGTCCTTCACCAACTTCAGTAACCATACCTTTGAGGTATCCACTGAGAGATGATGTTGATCCTGCACCAATAGAAGTTTTACCAACTAAAGTTTGAGTAATACCCATTCCAACAACAATATCAATGATATTGCCCGATTCAGGACTACCACCAGTAGTAACAATACCAGTAATAACTTGATCTGCTTTTGCGTCAATAATACCAATTCTTATTCCATCTGCCCAAGATCCTGGATTCTTGGCAATAACTGTTTTACTGGGAATTACATTATCATCATATTGAAGTTGTTCGTAGTGTTCAATGCTTTTAATTTTAACCGAACTTCCTGTACCTACAAAAGAATTTTGAAGTTGATCATCGTCTGCTCTGACGATTCTCATTTGAGAACCATATGCTAGATAAGAAGAAGCAGTGAGCCAATGCTCATAGTGCCTATCATTACTGTATGGTTTTCCAAAATTATCAAGTAAACCTTTTTCTGATCCTATTACTGTTGGAAGTTCAACAGGTCCTTGTGCAAAAGGAGCGACAAGGCCACCAACCTTTGCAGAAGATGGATCAACTCTTCCTACAGTAAGGTCAACTTCCCTTACTTTAATTCCAGGAGATGCTAAATTTAATGGCATCTTGTTTGTCCTCGCAATCCAAATTTATCTAAAAATATTTATGGAAAGGGGTATTTTCAGTGGGGAAACTGTGCGTGATACTTACCAATCAGGATATTCCCATCCAACTATTCTTTTCTTTTTATTTTTATTGACTCTTTTTTTCGTGCATACTTTACATTCATAAGAATATGCTGACGCTAATGTTCCTCTATCTTTTCGAGTCAAATAAAAGTCATCAAGTAAACTTTTAACTTCTCCACATATTCTACATTTACGATCAAAGAATAGCAGATGCTCTAGTTCAACTTGATCGTCAAAATCCATTACCTATAATCCCACATATAAGAACGGTCACCATATTCATCGGAATACCATCGATCACCATCATTATCTACAAAAGTAGTTTCATCATTAAATCCATCAGATATAAATCCAAATGGTGCCATATCCTGTTCTATTTGATTTTTTTGCTCTTCATAAATTCTTTTACGAATATCAGTTTCAGTCATCTCCTTAAAATAGTCTTGTGCAACTAACCATGCAAAAAGAACAAGACACATTGCAAGGTCGTCATTGCATCCTTCCTCTGCTTCAAAAGAATTATGTCTTTGAGCAAAAGTCGTTAGTTCTGAAATAATTTCATAGTCTAGAGTAAGTAATTTAAATTCCTCAATCAGAGTTTTTAAATTGGAGCATCCAAGTTTTTTGACAGCAGATGTTGTCCTAACTCCAAGTTGAGTTTTACTTCCAGAAAATCCCTGACCGACAACTTGACCGTTTCTACCTCTCATTGAAGACATAAGAATATTTTCATATTCCAAATCATAATGAAGAATACTTGCTACCTGATCTCCAATATCATTAACTTCTACTAATAACCAAGCATTATTATATCCCTTCGCAACATCTAAAATAATGTTAGGGAATAACATAGGTTTAATTTCATTATTTCTATATTTTGCAACTACCTTATAGGGAAATTCTGTAATATCAAATACGATAAATGCAGAATAATCGTTACCCAACCCACGAGCAACATCAATGGTAAGTAAGTAGTTGTGGTCCTTTTGCGATTCTTCGTAAACATCTAAACCCGCATTTCTCTGTATGGGGTTTTCGTATACTAGACTTTTGAGAATTGTTGGATTTATAAGGGTATTGACAGAACCAAGAAACTCACACTCGAACTCAACTCTGAATTGCTGTTCTGATGTATTAGCAATCGTCTGTTCTTTCCATACTTCATCTCTTCCAGGAACCTCGGACCAATGAACATCAGTCGGAACGTATTCATTTTTACCTCTCTCTGCGTCATGCCACATACGGTAGAAATGATTCATACCGTGTGGAGTGGATACGATAATTACTTTGGTGTTTTGACCAGAAGTAATAGTAGGATAAACAGAGGCAAAGAACGAGTCAGCAACGTGGTTTGGGACGAATGCGAACTCGTCGAGAAAGAGGATGTTAAACGACATACCT